GGTTACTACAGGTATGTTCATTGCAGCAGGATCTGTGGGTGACTTGTCCCAATGTGAACCATTAAGAAAGATGATTACTAAACCTCATGATAATGATATCTATGAGGTAGAAACCAATCTTATTGATTCAAAAGGAACTGTAGGCATGTCAGGTTTGTTTATTCCTGAACAATGGTCAATGCCTCCTTATGTAGATGAGTATGGTAATTCACTTGTAGAAGAAGCATTAAAAGCTTTAGATGATCAGTTTGCAACCTGGAAAAAAGAACTTGATCCGGAAACCTATCAGTTGAGGATTTCTCAGCATCCTAGAAACATTCAAGAAGCTTTTGCACATAGATCAGTATCTAAGTTTCCAACTCACTTAGTTGCAGCACAACAAAGAAGAATAGAAGAAAAAGAGTATCCCTATGAGTTCTTAGATATTTTTACAGATGAGACTGGTAAAGTTGCTGTGAAAGCTACAGATAAACAACCAATCAAAGAGTTTCCTGTAAGTAAGAAAACAGAAGATAAAACTGGAGTATTAGTTGTATGGGAAAGACCTATTAAGGATCCCACATTTGGACAGTACTACGCTTCTATTGACCCCGTATCAGAGGGGAAAACAACAACATCAGAATCACTCTGTTCTATTTATATTATGAAAGCTCCTGTAGAAGTTACTAAAGTAACAGCAGGAGAAACAGAAACATACATAGAACCAGACAAGATTGTAGCTGCTTGGTGTGGTAGATTTGATGATATTAATAAAACACACCAGAGACTAGAGCTTATTATAGAATGGTATAATGCATGGACAGTAATTGAGAACAACATCTCATTATTTATCCAGTATATGATATCAAGAAAGAAACAGAGATATCTAGTGCCTAAGAGTCAGATTTTATTCTTAAAAGATCTAGGTGCAAATGCTAACGTATTCCAGGAGTATGGCTGGAAAAACACCGGTACATTATTTAAGGCACACTTATTAAGTTATGCCATTGAATATTGTAAAGAAGAGTTAGATGTAGAGACTAAAGCTGACGGTACTATTGTAAGAACTAAGTATGGTATAGAACGTATTCCAGATCCTATGTTGCTCAAGGAAATGCAAGAGTATGCAGATGGAGTCAACGTGGATAGACTTGTATCCTTTGCAGCTATGGTTGCCTTTATGAGAATCCAACAAGCTAACAGAGGTTACTCTAAAAGGGTTATAATGGATGATGCCTCTAAAAACTTGCAAAAGTCAAATAATTTGTTTAAATTAAATAGAACCCCGTTCCGTCATATGGGTGGATCAGGTAGAGTAGTTAACGGTCAAGTTTTTAATAGGTCTGCTTTTAAAAACTTAAAATAATAATTATGCAGGTATACAATGCTTTACAGTTAAAAAAAGGCGCCAAGGTTGAGCAAAATAGACTCGGCAGTGTAACGCAACCTCTTCAGTTTTTGCCTGAAAAAGAAAAAACAGAAGAATGGGCTGCCTGGAATCTTGACTGGTTGGAATGGAATGGTTTAAAACAAATCCGTAGAAATGCACGCAGGCTCATGAAGAACTATAAGCTTGCTAAAGGTATTATTGATAGAACTGATTACATTGTAGAAGAGAACAATGAATATAGAGATGTAGTAGAGTTGTTGACTAAAGATGATCCAACAGCATTAGAATTAAAATTCTACCCTATTATTCCAAATGTTATTAATGTTCTTGTAGCTGAATTTGCAAAAAGAACCACTAAACTCACATATAGAGCAATTGATGAGTTATCCTACAATGAAATGCTTGAGCAAAAAAGAGCAATGGTTGAAGAGACTCTTATGGCTGATGCGCAGTTTAAGATTATGACTGCTCTAGTTGAGCAAGGTTTAGATCCAAATTCTGAAGAAGTACAAGCAGAAGTTGCTCCGGATAAATTAAAAACTCTTCCTGAAATTGAACAATTCTTTAAGAAGAGTTATAGATCCATGATTGAAGAATGGGCTACACATCAGCACAAAGTAGATGTGGAGAGATTTAAAATGGATGAACTAGAAGAAAGAGGTTTCCGTGATATGCTTATTACAGACAGAGAGTTTTGGCATTTCCATATGATGGAAGATGACTATGAAGTTGAGCTCTGGAATCCTGTTGTAACTTTCTATCATAAATCTCCAGATGTAAGATATATTTCTCAAGGTAACTGGGTAGGTAAAATAGATATGCTTACTCCTTCTGACGTTATTGATAAGTATGGTTACATCATGACAGAAGAACAATTAGCCGCTCTTGAAGCAGTATATCCTATTAGATCTGCTGGTTATACTATTGGTGGTATGCAAAATGATGGTTCTTATTATGATGCAACCAAATCCCATGAATGGAATACTAATATGCCATCACTTGCTTATAGACAGTATACATCTGCTGTTGCAGGATCTGTATATCAGGGAGGTGATATTATTAACCAAATTTTAGCAGAAGGAGAAGATTACTATGACCAAGGTACCGCATACTTACTTAGAGTAACAACAACATATTGGAAGTCACAAAGAAAAGTTGGTCATCTTACTAAGGTTTCTGATTCAGGAGAAGTACTCACTGAAATTGTTACTGAAGACTATAAAATAACTGATAAGCCGGTATATGATACAAGACTCTTTAAAAATAAAACAAGAGATAATGTAATCTATGGTGAGCACATTGATTGGATTTGGGTTAATGAAGTATGGGGTGGAGTTAAGATTGGTCCAAATCTTCCTTCATTTTGGGGAATGAATAATCCTGGTGGATTCAGTCCAATCTATATTGGTATTCAGAAGAATCATATTGGCCCACTTAAATTCCAGTTTAAGGGAGATAATAGCCTCTATGGTTGTAAACTTCCTGTAGAAGGATCTGTATTCTCAGATAGAAATACTAAGTCTACTGCGCTTATTGACTTAATGAAGCCATATCAGATTGGATATAATATTGTAAATAATCAGATTGCAGATATCTTAGTAGATGAACTAGGTACTGTAATTATGCTTGATCAGAATACACTACCTAAGCATTCTCTTGGTGAAGACTGGGGTAAAGGTAATTATGCTAATGCATATGTAGCAATGAAGAACTTCCAGATTCTTCCTCTTGATACTTCTATTACAAATACAGAAAATGCACTAAACTTCCAGCATTTCCAAAAACTAGATCTTGATCAAACAAATAGATTGATGTCAAGAATTCAGTTAGCAAATCACTTTAAACAACAAGCATATGATGTGATTGGTGTAAACCCACAAAGAATGGGACAACAATTATCTCAGATGACTGCTACCGGAGTAGAACAAGCCGCTGCAGCATCTTATGCACAAACAGAAATATTCTTTATACAACACTGTGATTACTTAATGCCAAGAGTACATCAAATGCGTACAGACTTGGCACAATACTATAACTCTACTAAACCATCTGCAAGATTAACATATATTACTGGAGCAGATGAAAAAGTAAACTTTGAGATAAATGGTACTGATCTTTTGATGAGAGATCTTAATATCTTTTGTAGTACTACAGCAAACCACAGAGCTGTTCTTGAACAGTTAAAACAAATGGCTATGCAAAACAATACTACAGGAGCTTCTATCTATGATCTTGGTAAAATTGTTCAATCTGAATCTGTTGCTGAACTTACAACAGCACTTAAAGATTCTGAACAAAAACAACAAGCGCAGAAAGAACAAGAAATGCAACAGCAACAACAAATGCAACAACAACAAATGCAGTCTCAACAAGAGATTGAAAAAATGAAAATTGATTCTGTTGCTGCTGAAAAAGAGAAAGATAGACAAAGAGATATTTTAGTTGCTGAAATTAGAGCTGCTGGTATGGGTGCTATGACTGATGTAAATAAAAATATGGAATCTGATTACATGGATGCCATGAAAGACATTAGACAAACAGAACAATACCAAGATCAAACTCAATTGCAAAGAGAAAAACAAACAAATGAGAACCTTAGACAATCTCAGAAAATGGATATTGAAAGAGAGAAGTTACAAGCTCAAAGAGAGATAGCAGATAAACAATTACAAATAGCAAAAGAAAACAAAAATAGATTTGATAAAAAGTCTTCAGAAAAGAAATAAGTGGATAGCCATATAGTCCAAAAAAATATCATCTCTGTTTTAAATATTTGAAGTTTATTTTGTATATTAAATTATAAACAAAACCAACACACATGACAGAACCAACAAAAAATCCTGAAGAAGATCAGGTACTAGATACTACAACGGTAGGTCAAGTAGATGTAAATATTGATGAGTTGTTTGGGATGCCTGGTGCAGAAAGTGTAATGCTTCCTGCAGAAGGTTCTCAAGATGACAATAAACAGTCAGTCTTTTCTAAACCAAAAGATGTAGACACTACGTTCCTTGACAAAAGTGTTGACAAGTCTAATGACTCAGTTAACACAAGTAATGCAGTAACTCCTGCAGAAGTAGATGAAGCTATTGCTCAGCTTGATGATATGATTAGTCAAGAAGAGGAAACTGGAAATAAGGGAAGACCAAAAGTAGATAAGTCTGGTCTTTCTGAGTTAGCAATGAAAATGATTGAAGAGGGTACACTTATTCCTTTTGATGATGATAAACCATTAGAAGAATATACTACCAAAGATTTTCGTGAATTATTTGAGGCTAACTTTCAAGAGAGAGAAAATAAAGTAAGAGAAAATACTCCGAAAGAATTTTTTCAATCATTACCAGAAGAACTTCAAGTAGCTGCTAAATATGTAGCAGATGGTGGTACAGATCTCAAATCACTTTTTAGAACTCTTGCTGAGGTAGAAGAAGTTATTGATCTTGATCCAGCAAATGAATATGATCAAGCAGAAATTGCAAGACAATATTTGTATGCTAAAAGATTTGGGACACCAGAAGAAATTGAAGCAGAAATCAATGACTGGGCTGATATGGGTAAACTAGAAGCAAAAGCTCAACAGTTTAAACCACAGTTAGACAGAATGCAAGAAGAAGTTGTTGCAAGAAAACTAGCGGAGCAAGAAGCTAAGAAAGAAAAGCAAGCACAACAAGCAAAAATGTATACTGATAATGTATATAGCACACTTGTTAAAGGTGAGCTTAATGGAATTAAGTTAGATAAAAAAACTCAGAGTATGTTATACTCTGGTTTAGTTCAGCCAACTTATCCATCTATCTCAGGAAGACAAACAAATCTATTGGGTCACTTACTTGAGAAGTATCAGTTTGTTGAGCCAAGACATGATTTAATTTCTGAAGCACTTTGGTTACTTTCAGATCCAGATGGGTACAAAGGTAGAATCAAAGAGCAAGGATCTAAGGCTGCAGTAGAAAAAACAGTTAGGCAATTGAAAACTGAAGAAGCAAGAAAAATTACTTCTTCTAGTGTTCAAGAATCTGATGATATTAGAAGACCGGTTAATAAACCACAAAGAACCCTCTCTAGACCAAATAATTTGTTCAAGAGATTTTAATTAGTAACAATTTAAAATAAATAAATACAAATGGCAACTCCAGTTTTAAACAATGGTATATTCCTCAGGGATACCGCTTACAACGCAAGTTCCCATGTGGATTCTTACCACTTGGTGAACATGTTGAAAGATGCTGAACCAATGGATCTTGGTCCAGTGGATCTATGGGCTATGGCTCAAAAGGTAGAAATGCCTCTTTATCAAATGTCATCATTTGGTGGGAAAAATGTAATCATGGTAGATAATGCTCGTGGAGAGTACAAATGGCAAACTCCGGTTTCTATTGACCTTCCTTACATTGTTGAAGACATGGAACCTACTAATGAGTACAAAGGTATTGAAGGAACTACTTTCCGTATCAAACTCAACAAAAGAGAATTTGGCCACGGTGATATCATCACTTATGACAAATACAATGGTGTTGAGATGTACATTACTGCAGAAGATATCCTCCCTATTGGTGATGGTTTTATCTATACTGTACAGTTGGTAAACAATGACAATTACAAATACTTAGATAATAAGTACTTGGCTAATGGTACTAAAGTATTCCGTAAAGGTTCTGCACGTGGTGAGTATGGTGAGAGATTCTCTGACATTACTACTAATGCAGGTTTCCGTGAATTCTATAACTATGTAGGTGGTGCTGAAGCTCATGTTCACTATTCTATCTCTAGCCGTGCTGACTTGATGATCAAGGGTGGTATGAATGCAGATGGTACAGTTCCTGTAACTGAGATCTGGAGAACATTTGACAAAAATGTAGATCCATCAATTGCTTCTTTGGAAGACATGATCAAAGTAATGGGTAAAGATAAAGTTAAGAAAGCATTTGACAATGGTGATTTGTCACGTACATTCTTGACTAATATGGAAGCTGCTCACTTGAGCAAAATTGCAACTGACATTGAAACATATCTCATGTGGGGTCATGGTGGTAGAGTACGTCAGGATGGTCCAGATGATGTTAGATTGTCTGTGGGTCTTTGGAAGCAGTTGGATAACTCATTCAAAAGAGTATACAACAAGAATAACT